TTGGAAAGCCAGAGGAAACCAGAACCAAAAACAACAGGATGCACGATGCGAAAGGGCGATAGAAAGACTGAAACCTTATGACTGCGAGGTTATCCGCAAACGCTCAGCCCAGTGCGTAACAGATTTTGAAGATGAATCTCTAGATTTCGTGTATATAGACGGAGACCACCGATACCCTTTTGTCTTAGAAGATGTTAGAGAATGGTCAAAAAAAGTAAGAAAAGGCGGAGCAATTTCAGGACACGATTATATGTGTACCGACCCAGCGATTAATGCTCTACCTGAAAGATATAGGAAACACGAAGAAGTAGCCGCAGCAGTTGACCTTTTTATTAAAGAAAACGGAATAGAAGACTTCTATGTTTTTGGAAGGACTAAACCATTAAATGAAGAGACCAAGAATGACCTTATGTTGTCGTGGCTCTTTTTGAAGAAATGAAGAAACTTTCATACGGATGTATCTGGTACTCCGACAACAGACCCAAGAAATTCATTTTAGATAAATGTCGGGAAACTTTAAAAGAAAATTGTCCTTATCCTATCGTATCAGTCTCACTTCATTATCCAGTTGACCTGGGAAAAAACATTTGTATCACCGACCGGGAACGCTCTTATCCCACGATGCTCTTCCAAATTGTGACTGCCTTGAAAGAACTCGACACAGATATAGTTTTCTTTCTTGAACATGATTTGCTCTACGCACGAGAACATTTCGACTTCACTCCTCCAACTGATTATATCTACTACTACAACTTAAACAACTACCGCTGGTCTGTAAAAGAAGACTTTGCTGTTTCCTATGACGGACTTCATTCGTTGTCCGGTCTTTGTTGTTATCGAAAAACTGCGTTGAAACATTTTCAAGATAGATTAGATTATGTAGAAAAAATGGGTTGGGACAAAGACAGAGCCAGAGAACCCAGATGGGGTCGAGTCATGGGTTATGAACCAGGAACAAAACCTCGAAGACGAGGTGGATTCTCTGATGAAACATTCGAAGTCTGGCGGTCGGAAGTTCCAAATATCGACATCAGACACAGACACACGTTTTCCTCGCCCAAAACCTCTCTATCAGACTTTAAACACCCTCCGGTAAATTGGAAAGAAGTGAAGCTGGAAGAAATACCTTATTGGAATTTAAAAGCCCTCCATGACGAATGGATAGGGCAATACCTTCATCAATTAGAAACTTGGTAATATGAAAAAGATTAAACTTACAAAAGGAAAATGGGCGATAGTGGATAAGGAAGATTTTGAGTGGTTGAGCCAGTGGGATTGGCATATTTCATCTTGCGGATATGCCAGAAGACAGGAAAATAAGAAGCCGATTTATATGCACCGAGTTGTAAATAAAACTCCAGACGGTTTATTAACTGACCATATTAACCGGGATACCTTAGACAATAGAAAGAAAAATCTTAGAATCGGAGACAAGAGTTTAAATTCTATTAATAGGGGATTACAGCCTAATAATACTTCCGGTCATAAAGGAGTATATTTTGCAGCTAAAAAATTTCGTGCCTATTTAAATTTAAAGAATAAGAGGATTCATTTAGGTTGTTTTATAAATATTAACGATGCTATTTTCGCTAGAAAAGAAGCAGAACGAAAATACCATGCCATATAAGCTCTCATTTTTAATTCCTGCCAACACAGAAGAATTTCTTAAAAACACTGTTGAAGATATTTTAGCCAATACTTCTGAAGAGACGGAAGTAATTGTCGGACTGGATGGAAAATGGAGCAATCCCCCATTACTTCAACATCCAAGAGTCAGCGTCATATATTCTCCAGTAACTATCGGTCAAAGGAAAATGACTAATTTATGTGCCAGACTTTCGAAGGCAAAGTACGTGTGTAAGGCAGACGCTCACACTGCTTATGATAAGGATTTTGATAAGAAAATGTTTGAAGCGTTTGAAAAGGCTGGGGATAACGCAGTCATTATTCCCATAATGAAGAACCTGCATGTCTATGATTTCAAGTGTTATAAGTGTGGTTATAAGGTTTATCAGGATGTGAAGCCAATTTGTCCCGGTTGTGGGACTACGATGAAGAAGAAGCTAGTATGGAAGCCAAGAAGGGGGACAAATTCTAGGGCTTATTGCTTCGACTCGGAGCCGCACTTCCAATATTTCAATGAGTATACTCAGCGAGATGAATACAAGAAAGATTTGGAAGAAACTGGTCTGACTCAATCAATGTCGATACAAGGGAGCTTCTACATGATGACTCGTGAAAAATATATGGCAATGGCTGAAAGCAGAGAAGAATTGGGGTCATGGGGAGGGGAGGGTATTTCCATAGCTTGTAGATTTTGGTTAAGTGGCGGAAAGGTTTTAATTAACCACAAGACACATTATTCGCATTGCTTTAGAACTAAAGGCGATGTCTTCGGATTCCCCTACACCCAGTCAGGACGTGAGTGTCAGAGAACAAAACAACGAGTGAAAGACATGATTTGGAACAAGAAATGTCCCGGACAGATTTATCCGGTTTCGTGGCTTGTTTCCCGCTTTTTTCCAGTTAAAGGTTGGGACGAAAAATCCCTAAAAGAGCTTAAAGAATACGAAAGTGGCAAACATAGATGAATCAAAACTAACCCCAGAAATAACCGACAAATACACTGTTGAAAACAACACCTTTTTAGCCACGCCAAAAGACAATCCGAAAGATAAAATAGAAGTTGAAGTGGGAGATTCAAAACAGACAGACTTTTATCCGCAAGTCAAAATACAGAGATGGGATAATGAAGTAAACTTTTCTGCTCGTTTAATTCACGATGAAAAGACACCAGTCGTTTCTACTTCATTGGACAAGATTATATGGGAAGGTGAAAAAGTATCAGCTAATCTTTATGATTTGACCGAAGATGAAGGAGGTTATGAGTTTGAAGTCATCCTCAAAGAAAAACCCAAGACCAATATAGTTTCTTTTACAATTCAAACGAAAGGACTGGATTTTTTTTATCAGCCAGATGAAACCAATAACCCAGAAGTAAACCAACCAGAAAATGTCATTGGCTCTTATGCCGTTTATGCTTCGGAAAACAAGGTCAATTATGTCGGCGGAAAAGAGTATAAATGCGGAAAAGTCGGGCATATCTTTAGACCGAGGATTGAAGACTCAAACGGTGACTGGACGTGGGGAGAATTAGATGTTGATAAGGAAAATGGAATACTCTCGGTTACTATCTCTCAAAACTTTCTAGATAAAGCACTTTATCCGGTAAGACACGCAGCAGGGTTGACGTTTGGGTATACTAGTAGTGGAGCTTCTTATGGAAGCATAAAGGATAATATTATATCCGGGAGTTATGATGGAGCAGTTGGGACTGGTGTAAGTATGACTGGATTTATAACAGGAAACGGAGCTACTCAATCTTACAAATTTTCTCTTTATACATTAAGTGGTACAACTTTAAACTATGTCGCTGACAGTACAACCGGACAAGGTACTTACGATGGCCTCGCAAATGTAAACGGGTACACCCAGAATTTTGTTGTTTCTCCAACATTATCTGCCCAGAATTATTATCTTGCAGCTTGGGCTTCTTACGAAGTTGGTGATTGCCGGTTGATGTTGGATGTAACGGGCGGTACAGCTAAGTATAAAAATACAACTTATGGTGGTTGGCCAAGTTCTATTACTGGTTATTCTTCAAGCAATTTTAAGGTTTCCATCTACGCCACCTATACAGCAGGAGGAGAACCTTCAGAATCAGTTTCACCCTCAATGTCTCCGTCCGCTAGTTCTTCTTTGTCTCCCTCGCAAAGCCCTTCTTTATCGCCGTCTCTAAGTCCTAGTGCTTCATCTTCACTAAGTCCTAGCCGAAGCCCCTCTGTCTCGCCCTCGACTTCGATTTCACCTTCCAAATCTCCAAGTCTATCACCATCATTATCTCCGTCAAAAAGTCCCAGCCTTTCTGTTTCACAGAGTCCGAGTGTATCGCCTTCGACTTCCATAAGCCCTTCTAAATCACCTAGTGCTTCGCCTAGTTTGAGTTTAAGTCGCAGTCCATCAATCTCCCCATCCCTATCTCTCTCAACCTCACCTAGCGTCTCACCATCAACGAGCATTTCACCTAGTATTTCTCCATCCGCTTCTCCTAGTCTATCTTTATCCAGGAGTCCATCGGTCTCCCCGTCAACCTCAATTTCTCCATCAAAATCACCTAGCCTTTCGGCTTCAATGTCTCCTTCCAAGAGTCATTCTTTGTCGTTGTCGGCTTCTCCCTCTGCAAGTTCATCATCAAGTCCATCGATGTCCCCATCTGTCTCACCTAGCACCTCGATTTCACCATCATCTTCACCTTCTGCCTCTCCTAGCCTATCTCCGTCAATTTCTCCGTCTATCAGTAAATCTGCCAGTCCCAGTATAATATCCTCTTTCTCCCCTTCAGCTTCGCCTAGCATCTCTCCAAGTCTTTCTCCGAGTGTATCCCCATCGTTGTCTTTATCCGTATCTCCCTCCGTCAGTCCGTCAACCTCGATTTCACCCTCAAAGTCACCATCAATTTCTCCTTCTATCTCAATATCATCGAGTCCGTCTTTATCTGCGAGCAAATCACCTTCTCGCTCCCCCTCGGTCTCACCATCAACTAGCATTAGCCCCAGTCTAAGCCCATCATTATCAATTTCTTTGAGTCCCAGTGCCTCCCCTTCCCAGAGTCTTTCCGCCAGTCCATCCCTATCTCCGAGTTCATCTCCTTCCATTTCAATATCTCCATCAATTTCACCTTCGTTAAGTATCTCTGTCTCACCAAGCACCTCAATTAGCCCATCGTTATCTCCTTCAGCCTCACCAAGTTTGTCTTTAAGTGCCAGTCCCAGTCTATCGGTCAGCAAAAGTCCATCACTTTCACCTTCATTGAGCGTTTCCAAGTCACCAAGCCTCTCTCCTTCTGCCTCACCCTCCATCTCTCCCTCAGTCAGTCCTAGTCCTATGCAAGGAGGATTCAAGCCTCACTGTACAGTAGGGAGGTTTTATGGTAAAATAACGGTGAAGCCGATTAAATTAACACCGACATTCAGTAGGTCAAATAATTTTAAACCTACGTTAAAAATTGGAATTAAATGAAAATTTTAAAATCAGCATCCAAGATTGTATTCCTAACATTGACTGCAACCGCTTGTGCTGGTTTTTTAATTGGCATTTTATCCCCGGATAATTTTATGATTTTAGCTGTAGCAGCTTTTTCGTTTTACTTTTCCAATAAAGGGGATGAAAAAAATAATAATTTTTTAGGAAAATAGTATGAAGAAAAAGAAAAAACATTCTATGGGATTGAATGTTAATCATCTCAAATTAATTAAAAAGAAAGAACACCAGAAAGTCGAAAGACAAAAAGATGAAACAGTTACCTTGCTTTATATAGTGGCAGGAATTGTTGGATTCTTTATTGGACTTCTTTTCTGTCGTATCTAAATGCCTGAAAAAATACCAAAGGATATATGGATAATTCTTATTCTGATACCTTTTCTTTCAACTCTTGCTCAAAAACTTCATTCCTTTAAGGGATGCGAACAGTGGAGGTGGGGAGATTTTATCGCCCAGATTATCGTCGGTACTATCTGCGGTCTGTTGTTTGGTCTATTGACCTGCTGGTTACTCGGCAACAACCAGGCTGGAGTGGGAGCCTTTTCCGGTTTCGGAGCAGTTCTCGGAATTCACTCTGTCGAGAGAATCGCTCTAATACTAGAAAATTGGCTAGCTAAAAAGCTCAAGTAGTTCCTTAAGCAGTGAGACACATTGCTACCTAAACAATGCGCCTCACCATTAATACAAACGAGGAGGGAAATATGAAAAATTTAATCTTGAAAATTCTTGATTGGATTTTTCGTTACGAACTCCCAGAATTGGAGGAAGAAGATGACATACTTTTGCGCCAAACGGAATAGGCCGGTAGACAAGAAAAAGGTTCTTGCTTTCTGCGTTAGGCAAGCTAAAAAAACTGGTTGCAAAAATCTAAGGAAAGTGAGGTGAGCTATGAGTGAACCCCAACTTGGAGTCACCAGACAAAGAAAGAGTTACCAGTGCGATGTTCGTCGCAAATGTGATTGTGGCGGTTCGCTCAAGAAATTTGAGCATCAACTCCCTGGAAAGCTCGAACTATTTTGTTTGACTTGCCATCGTATGTGGTCATTCACCGACATTTCCTCTCTCGCTGTAATCTAACAGCACCCCGGCGGGAACCCTGTTCCTGCCTTAAAACCTCCGTGGGTTACCCCCTATCCTGCGGAGATTTTAGGGAAGTTGTAAACTAGTCTTAAAACAGTTGTAAACTAGTTGTAAACCATTTTCACCACCTATGAAAATGATAAATGGACAAAACCCATAACAATAAAAAACACTGTTTTTAGGCTAACTTAAGCCATAATTTAACTAATATAATTTAGTGTAAAGTTTAGTTAACAATAGGTCGGCAGTAAGTACGTCTGTCGGCGTCGCCAAGTACTTGGCAGGGATGTTACCGTAAGGCGACTACCCATTGGGATTATCGTCCCGCCAGACCCTACAAAAAGCTATTGATACGCTACAAAAAGGGACTGGTCTAATACTGCTCCTTTCATAACACACTCTTAATCGAGTAGCATTTGAAAGCCGTATTAATTATTTTTCTCAATTTATTGAGTATCAAAATGTTTGCCTTGAAGGTTATCGCCTTTTTAATAACGGAGATTATCCTTCTTAGTTATTCGTTTTACATCGCTATCGCAGCGATTAAAAATATCCAACCAAGAATTCCACAATCACAATTAAATATGATTAGAAAATGATAATTTGTTATAAGCGACATTTTATTGTATAATATAAAATAATTTATTAAATTAAATCTATGGGACTCCAGCCGATAGTTGTAAACCTAAGTCAACTCCCTTTAGGAAGATACAAATCTAATTTGAATATAGATGCTGTTACGGGTGAGGATACGATTGATGTTTATAGCACCAGTCAGTTTGCTATCAATCAAATCCTGATTATCGGAGACATAGGCAACGAAGGAACGGAACTTATTCTGACCCATGCTTCAACTGGTCCATCAGGGAACACCGTAACTTTGGTCACTGCCCTTTCTAAAGACCATCCTAAAGACTCCCCGGTTTATATAGTCCCGTTTGACCAGATAGAATTTTCCCGTGCTACAACTTTGACCGGGTCAAAGTCAGTCCTTGGTTCTCTTCTAACAATCGACCCGGAAAAAGAAACAATGCTTTACGATGAAGTGGTCAACTCAACGGGTTATTACTTTGTTCGGTTTAAGAATAGTCTGACTGGAATCTACTCAGATTATTCAGACGGAGTTCCTTTTGCCGGGTTGACTGAAAACACCGTAGGCTACGCCATCAATACCGCCATGGATGAGTTGGGAGTTGATTTTTCTTCCGGGGTTACTTACAACATGCTCTTTGGCTGGACTAATCAGATGCTTCACCTCGTTAGAGGAAAGATGAAAGCCTGGAGCGAATATCAGGAATTTGATTACGTTGCCGGAACGATGAGTATGGGAGTCAGAAGATTTGCTATGCCATCAACTGCCTATGATGTCAATAGCAACAAGTCGGTAATTAACGTCCGAGTGGGAGACAATTTTCCTCTTACATGGATGACTCGTTCGGAATATGTTCAAGCCATGGAAGGAATTGTTTATACCGAAGTCGCTACTGAGGCCCTCACCGGGGCGACCTCTCTGGTGTTAGACGACACCTCTGACCTGGATGACACTGGTTCGGTTTCGGTCTATGCTTCCGGGACTAAATATACTATCGAATATACGGTTAATACTCGTTCTACTAATACCCTGACGGTGGCTGCTACCGAAATAACCGTTACCATCCCAGTGGATTCTCCTGTTATCCAGGGAGTTGAAGAAAACGACCCGGAATATTATTCAATCTTTGATGGATACATCTACGTCTTTCCGTTCATCACTTCCGATTACGAAGGAAGGAATTTAATCATGGACTTTTATACCGACATCGTTACCGTAGATTCAGACATGGATACTATTCCAGGAGCGAGGTTCGATATGTTAGTTCAATTTCTGAAGTGGAAGATTAAAGGATTCATCGAAAACAAAGGAAAAGAAGATATGAAAGATTCTTCTTATCTTCAATTTAAGGAAATTCTTTCTGATTCTATTCGTTTATCAGAATCAGGAGAACGTAATTCATTTGGCCCCAGAGAAAATGCAATCTATTCCGGACGGGGCAGAAAATAGGTATGTTAGGAAAACTTAAATTTAAGGCTTACAAGGACTTCAGCAAGGGTACCTGGAATAACGCCCAGAACTCTGTTGCTCCAGAAAACTCCTGCAAACTCGGACTCAACCTAAACTCTGATGAAGAGATAGGTTCTTTGCTTTCCAGAAAAGGAACGACTAAAATAGGTTCGCAAATAGTCGCTGGGAAAGATATTTTAGGATTGCATAATTACCGAGATTCCCTAGGAACCAACGACAAACTCTTCGCCGCTGTTTCTGACGGAAACAACACGGATATTTACGACGTTATCGCCGGAACGAAGAGTCTCGAAGACGATGCTCATCCTCTTTCAAGTTCTGTTTCGCCGTCTATATCGAAGTCTGTTTCTCCGTCAACCTCTATCAGCCCGTCCAAATCACCATCTATTAGCCCATCGGTTAGTCCTTCACTGGCTTCGACTAGCCCTTCAGTTAGTCAATCATCTAGCCCATCTGCTTCTGCTTCAATGAGTCCTTCAATATCTCCGTCAATTTCCTTGTCACTCAGCCCTTCTGTATCACCTAGTCCTGGCTCAGGTTCGCCATCAGCCTCGCCATCAATATCACCTTCTACTAGTCCCTCTATATCGGCTTCTAAAAGTCCATCGGCATCTCCATCGGTTTCACCAAGTCATTCCATAGGAGATACTAATGAATTGTATTTTACTTCCCTATACAGTGATGCAAATCTTCAATTATATTATCGCTTAGAAGGAAATAGTACTGATTCTAAGGGTCATCAAGATGGAGTAGGAACAGTAACTTATTCAACTGCTAATGGAAAATTTGGTCAGGGTGCTGGATTAGTCTTTGCGAGTGGAAATTATTTAAGTATATATTCAGCATATTCAAACCCTACTACATTTACTGTTTGTGCTTGGATAAAACTTTCAGGAACTCCAACTTATGGGTGGCCAGTAATAGGATGTGATAATACTTCTGGTGGGTGGAATGTCAGGATTGATAAAACAACACAAAAAATGGTAATGGGAAAATCAGGGGTTAGCGATTCTGGATTAAGTGATTCATCAATAACATCTGGAGTTTGGACACATTGTGCATGGACTTACGATAGTGGAACTGGAGCTTATAATTTTTATATAAATGGTTCTCGTTCTGGTTCAGGAACTTATGCAAACCCGACATTTGCTACGGTTAATAAGGCAATAGGAAGAGATGGAGGAGCACCATATTACGAAGGAGCAATGGATGATGTGGCAATATTTGATAGGGTATTATCTTCTACTGAAATTAATAATCTAGTCACGGGTAGTTTGTATTCATCTTCAGCCTCACCATCACTTTCTCATTCTGCGTCACCATCAACATCTCCTTCTGCTTCACTTTCTCCTTCATCATCACCTAGCAAGTCCCTATCTTCAAGCCCCTCTATCAGTCCTTCTACCAGTCCGCCTAATTCATTCTCCCCCTCCATATCTCAGTCGATTAGCCCATCAATAAGCCCTCCAGATTCAGAGTCACCTTCCATCAGTCCATCAATATCTTCCTCTTTATCACCATCTGCCTCATCCAGCCTCTCGCCTTCTCTCTCTCCCTCTATCAGTTCCTCTCTAAGTCCATCAGCATCAGCTTCGATGTCGCCTTCCGCTTCCCCCTCAGTATCACCGTCAGTGACTTCCTACGAAGGATTAAAAACAAGATTTTTAACCTACCTCAACTCTTGTCTTAGATTAAACGGTATCAATAAACCTAAAGCCTTTAACGGAACTTCCTGGATAGACACAGGTGGGGTATTTGACCTAGCTAACATGCCTCAGGCTTCTAAATACGCTATTGAATTTAAGGATAGAATTTATGTGGCTGGAAAATCTGACTTCCCTGACCAGGTAGATATTTCTGGAATCGCTGACGCTTCAACCAGAGCAGTCAGTTGGACTGTTGGCAACAGATACATCGTCTTTGAACAAGAAGACGGAGGCGGAGGCATTACCGGACTGTGGAAGGTTCCTGGGTATGTAATAGTCGGAAAGAAACGGACTATTAAAAGATATGACGGTTCTTCAGCTTATCCTGAAGATATGGTTAACCAGGGGATTCCTACTCAAGAGTGCGGTGTAACCGCTCAAGGGATGCTTTTCTTTGTAAATGAAAACGGAGCATGGGCAACAGAAGGAGGAAAACCAAAAAAGATTTCTACTTACACTGTTGATGATATTATAAAATCTTGTCCTTCTAATGACTGGATTCGGGTTTCTTCCGGGACAGATGAAGAACATATCTTATTCTCGTTTCCTTCATTAACAATTAGCGGAGAAACCTATACCAATATAACTTTGAAATACAACATCTTCCAGAATACTTGGGATGTGAGAAAGTATCCTACCCATCACACAGTCTATACTAAATATGTTGATTCAAACGATGCGGTATTCACAGTTTTCGGAGACAACGATGGAACGGTTAGAAAACTAGACACCGGAACGAGTGATGACGGAGTAGGAATCACCTACGCTCTGGAAACCCATGACATAGATTTCGGTATGAGAGGAAATGTAAAGAAGTGCGATAAGATAGCCGTTCTCACTGAGAATGTTTCCAAGGGAATGATGATGTGGAGAAACACCCACGAGGCTTCCGACTGGAAAAAGTTAGGAAAGATTGATAAAGAAGTGGTTAATCTGACTACTCCTATAAAAGGGAACTACGTTCAGCTTAAAATCAGTGAGACGGTTAATTCCGGCCAGGCCAAGATAATTGGTTTTGAGTTCCCGGCTGGGATAGAAGTATATGAACAATGAAATTAGCATTCCAACTCATATAGATTTGTTTGCCAAGGGAGCGGACGCTTTCGGCCAGTCTCCTTTGACATTTGAAAATGATGAAGTCAACAAAAAAGCTCAGACGATGTACGAAGCCGATGTTCCTTCTAATTTTATCCAAGATGGAGATACTATCGTTCGCCTCAACATGATAGACGGTTATCTCCAGTCGGATGGGTTCAAATCTGGTTCTGTGGGTTGGAGGATAGATTCCGATGGAAATGTCGAGTTCAATAACGGAGTATTTAGAGGTTCACTCTCAGCCGCTACAGGAACTCTGGGTGCGGTTACGGTTTCAGCAGGAGGAAACATCAAGATGGGAAAGACTTCATTCGTAGACACTACTTCAGGTTTCTGGATAGGAGATGATTCAGGGACTCCTAAATTCGTCATCGGAAACGATGCTCAATACATGTCCTATGACGGAGAAGACCTATATATCATCGGAGGGACATTTAGGACTGGTTCGAGTCAGTATCAGATACGAGTAAATGGAGCGAACGGAAATCTGGAGTTCCTAGACTTTGAAACAGTCAAATCTAGCATCCATCTAGATGGAGCCAGGAGTATGGTTCTTACCTCGGTGGATAACATATTTTTTATACGTTCTAATGGAGAAACGCTAGCTACGATGGAAGATGGAAATCTTCTTCTCCCTGGAAATGGAGTTTTTTCTGTAGGAGGATACGATGGAGACACAGCCGTTTCTTATATGTTTGCCACATCGTTTAAAAAGACTGGCACTAATTATTATTGGAGAGGAAGAGCAATGACTTTTCGTGGAGGAATAATGACTGATATGGGAGGAGAAAGCGGGTGGTACTTAATAAGTTAAATATATGTATTTCAAACTAACCCCCAAAGAATTAGAAGAAATCCTAAACGAACTCTCCCAAAAACCTTGGGGAGTGGTTAATAATGTCATAGTCAAACTTTCCAAATTAGAAAAAGTAGAAGAAGATGACAATAAGGATAAATAGTTGTATAATATAGAAAAATATGGCCAAGAAAAAGGCGAAAGCCTCTAAAAATGAAAAGGCTGCCGCAAAAGCAGGTGTTAGTCTGAAAGAATACAAAGCCTCAAAGGGTTCTTCTTCTAAGTCTTCTTCTTCAGATAAATCAGCCAAAAAACAGATTAAAAAATATTACGGCGAAGAAGAGGAACAAGTAAAAAAGAAAGCCGAAACCGATACCAAACGTCTTCAAGAGGACTTGGCTAGCATTATGCGTGATGCTGGAATTACCTCAACCCGTGCAACTGAAGATTACATCAGAAACATCGGCAATATCCAGGCCAATAAAGCGGCTGATGTAGCTGATATTAATGATTACGTTAAGACCAACACTGGACGAACCCAAGAAGATTTAGATACATCTTTAGCCAAAGAATCACGAAGATACGCTTTAGAATCTGACAAAATAAATCAGGACCTGGCTGATTCTGGTTTGACGTTCTCTGAAAGAACTCCTGAGAAGGTGGCTGCCGCAGGAACTGCCGAAACTCAGGCTGGAATACAAACTGAAGCCAATCGTTCTTTCCAAGATATTGCCCGTTATGAGGCTGTGAAGAATCGGGATGTTGAGCTGAAGTATGGCCAACAAACGGAGGAAGCCACCACTACCAAGACTAGAACTCTGGAAGATGTCCTAAACGAACAAGCCGACAAAGCCCAGAAGATTCAACGAGGGCAGGAAGACGTGGCTTTTGGAAAGGCTTCTGATATCAGAGATATTTCTTACAACAAAGACACGGCTCTCTACAACGTAGATTTGAATACTGCCCAACAAGCCAACAATCTTCAAAATGAGATTTTAAAAAATGAAGTAACTGGATAAAAATATGAGTATTATTGAAGACGCTATAAATAAATACGGCGGTGCTGATGAAGCATACAAATTGAAGCTAAAAGAGGGCATCAGGGATTCTCTTGGTTACTCCAATTATATGTCCAAACTCGGCAAAGAAACCTCCGCTCCTGCTGCTGCACCTGAAATGAAAGGAAACATTCTTCCTGCTGGTGTTTTGGCTGGTCAGGAAGCTGGTTATAGCATGCAAAATTCCCGGATTAATACTTTGCAAGGAGTGACTGGGGCTATAGACAGTGCGGCTGAAAGCATTGCTACAAAACTAGCTGCCAAGAATAAGGCCGCAGACAAGAACCGTTATGACAGTAGTTTTATATTTGAACCTACCAATCCTATCGAAAGTTCTATTTTAAAATACGCACAGAATCCATATAATGAGGATGGCTCTGTAAAATCTTTACAGCAATTAGAGGGAGAGTTAAATACTGAGTTTGGACAAGCGGAAGGATACAGCCCAGAAGACATTAAGGGAATGTTAGTGGATAAACTTCCTGCTGATTACATTGGAAAGGAAGGTTCTTATGCTTATCGTTTCGCTGGAATGTCTGAGAAACAAGCGGCTGACGAACAGCTCATCGATTATGGAAATCTGATTATGAACGGTAAAGCTGACCAGGTTCCCAAGGAACTCTATCCTCTAGCTTACGCATCTTTGAGTGATGCGGAGAAAATGGCTCTATCCAAAAAGAAATTAGGTATAGGAGGAAGAGAACTATAAATTTATGATAGACGAAGACCGCATAATGCGAATAAAAGAACGAAGAACCAGTACCTTCGGTGCTGGTAATTTGTCATCCGACAGTACCGATTCAATGGACGAAAACAGGTTGGATAGTATCAGAAAAGAAAGAGAGTCAAGATTACAAGCTGTTTACCAACATCAACAGGAACAACAAAAACCTGCTGAAGAAAGAAAATCTAGTACTGACCTTCCAGTCAATAGTGCTTCATGGTGGAACAAAACTAAAGATTTCTTGAAGCAGTCTCCGATGGATTTTATGTATTCCGCCGGAACTAAGATTGCCCCTAAAGCCACTGAAACAGCTGCGAATATTGGAGGGGAAATAAAAAGTATAGCAGAAAACCCAGCCAATACAATCAAAGCTGCCAAGGAGTTTCTGATGCCTGGTAGAGGTTTTAGTGAAGAAGAAATCGGCAAGGCTGACCCCAAAGTCAAAGATGTATTGAGTGCTGTATCAAAATATCCAGCCAATATAGCTTATGGGATATTAGATGCTTTTATCCCAGAAGAGGAAAGGAAAGGAAAAACTGGAGCGGAAGTTTTCGGTGCTGATGTCAATCCAACAAATCCAGAGGAAGCTAAGGCGATGCAGTTTGCCGATGTGGCTACTTTACTTCCGGCTGGAAGTTTAAAAGCTCTGAAGGGCGAACAACTTGTTTCAGCTATTGCTAATAGTAACAAAGAAAAATTCATCTCTGCTGCATTAAAAGGAAGCGTAGCCGATGAAGAAGTAGAAGGTTTATCTAAAATTTTAAAACACGTTTCTAATAAAGACGACGTTGCTAAGATAATATCGGATGCAACTCCATATACGTCTCCTGAAGCCAAATTTTCAAAAGACATAACTGATTATGGAGCCAAACTACGAATGGAAGAAGAGGCGGCAAATACAGTCAAGGCCAACGAACAACTTGCAAAAGAACGAAACATTGAATCTTTAAAACAAGACCTTCAGCAAAACCCGGAGATGTTTGACCCGGAAAAATATGTCGCTGAGAATGTAAAAAAAAAAGAGTCCGCTCGATTGGCGGAGAAAGGCGGCGTTTGGGACAGGGTCAAAGGAGCCTTTAGAAAAGGAAAATCTGAACTGGTGGACACTCAATCGGTTATCGAAGATGTCCTGACCAAGACCGAAAAACAAAACCGAATGAAAATCCTTGCCTCAGAAGATTATCGGATGCAATATCCGAAAGTTTTGCGTGCATCCGAACAGGCTAAGGACTTTATCCAAGAAAAGGGTTTGACCGATGTTATAAAGAATGTTGATAACCTTGATAATCTCGAACAATACCTTGTCGCTAAACGAGCCATTGAGCTTGAGGGAAAAAAAATAAAGACTGGACGAGACATCGCCAAAGACCAACAATTAGTTAACGCTTTTGCAGAAAAATACGAACCCTACGCTCAGAAAGTCAAACAATATACCCACGACCTTTTGGACTACCTGCAGTCCACCGGGATAAAGAGCCAAGCCCAGGTGGATGCTTTGAAAGCAGAACATCCTAATTATGTTCCTTTTAACCGTATTTTCGATGATGTCGAAGAAGAGTTTTTAAATCGTTCATTCGGAACACGTTCCAACGCCGGACTGGGACAGCAGACAGTTATCCAAAGAATCAAGGGTTCTGAGAGAGAAGTGGAAAGTCCGTTTGCTTCCTTATTTGACAAGACTCGCAAAACATTTGAACAAGGGGAACGAAACAAAGCCGGACAGATGATGGCTGATTATTCTAAGTTACCAGACAATCCTTTTGGGCTGGAAAAAATAGAAGGAGGAAAAAGTCCCGCCGAAAGCACCCTATCTTTCTTTAGAAACGGAGTTAAGGAAGAATGGAAAATCGCTCCAGAATATGGAAAAGCTATAAAGAACATGGATGCCCACGAATTAGGACTCCTAGGAAAGATTTTTGCGGCTCCTGTCCGTATCTTTAAAGTAGGAACCACTGCTCTGAAGCCTTCATTCTGGCTACGAAACATTGGTCGTGACCAACTAACGGCGTTTATAAACTCGGACAACGGAGTCAGAGGTTCTATTCTCAACGGAAAGAACTTCATGGAGTCTCTTTATAGCATCATAAAGAAAGACGACATTTACAAACAAATCAGAGCAGAAGGCGGAAGCTACACCTCACTAGACTACTGGAGAAATCCTGCATTTAAAACCGTTGAAGAAGTCCGAGCTGGAAAAAGCGTGGGTTCCAAGATTAAATATACAATCACTCATCCTACTAAATTCTTCCGAGCCTTAGAGGACATCACCGCTAAGTCAGAAGAACTGACGAGAGCCCAGCAAGGTAGAGCGGCTTATCGAGCTTCTCTTGCCAAAGGGATGACCAAGGAAGAAGCAGCCAAAGTAGGAGCCAAGGCTTATCGGGAAACTACCGTGGACTTTATGAGGAGCGGAAATATGTCTAAAACAATTAACAATGTCATCCCTTATTTTAATCCAGGAATCCAAGGTTCAAGGACGCTGATAAAGAACATCATTGATAAACCCGTCAGAACTTCAGCCAAGATAGTTGCAACTACAATGCTTCCAATGGCTTATGTTACCACTTGGAATCTTAGCGATGAAAAGAGAAAGGCGGCCTATGAAGACATTCCTGAATGGGAAAAAGAGAACAACTTAATTTTTATCCCGCCTAATCCTACTAAAGATGAGAGTGGAAAATGGAACGTGATTAAAATTCCTTATTCCCAGGAAATCGCCCAGCTTACCCGTCCGGTCAGAAGAATCCAGGAACAGATAGCCGGACTCGACCCTGTGCGGTTCGGAGAAGTGGCTGATGCTTTGTTCCAAACTGGAACATCCCTAAATGTATCTTCCCCGGAGGGATTTGTTTCTACCGTTGCTCCTCAGGCCCTGAAGCCGACTATGGAGACTTTTACTAATAAGAAGTTCTATACTGGAGGCCCGGTAGTTCCAGATAATCTAAACAACCTAGCTCCAGAAGCTCAGTTCTATACTAACGAAACTAAGTCCGGACAAAAGAGGGTTCCAACTTCTGGGACAATCAAAGCACTGGCAAGCAAGATAGGTCTTTCTCCTATTAAGACTGAGTTCTGGCTGAACGAAACCTTTGGAGGATTGACTTCCAACATTGTGAACAACGTGGATACTATTGCCAGCAAACTCGGAGCCATCAAACCCGAAGAGGTTGGTGGAGTAGGCTTCCTAGACAGCATCAAGTCTTCCTACAACAAGGCTTATGGAAATGAGGGAGTTAGTAAAAAATATCAAGCACTTGATGATAAGTTAAAGGAACTTTCTAAATTGAGTGACCCGGAAGACAGAACAGTTGCCCTTCAGGATTACATATCTTCATTGCCAGAAGAAGAACGAAGAGGAGCATTGAACTATATGAGAAATTTAGGAACTAAGGGTATTTCTATCTCCGAAGACATCATCAGAATGAAACCGACTTATACCAAAGTCCAAGATTTGGTCTCACAAGGAAATAACGCCGAAGCCCAGAAGGTTGTTGATTCTCTTTCTGAAGAAGATTACAAGGCTTATAAAAAAGTCCGAGCTTCTGTTACTTCTGCTAGTACTAAGGTGGCAAAAGTAGCGTTTAAACCTACCTTCGACAAGATTCAAGAAATGATTGCCCAAGGAAAGAAAGCAGAAGCTCAGAAAATTGTTGATAAGTTGAGCGATGACGAATATCATATTTATAAACTATTAAAAGAATCGTCATGAAAATCGAAAACCAACTCGATAAAAAATGGGATAGATGGTACATCGGAAAAGTAAAGACCAGCAGTTTCCATAACTTTGCCTGTTTCCTATTCTGTTTCACTTATATGTATTCGGTGAAACTCGGCAGGCAAGTGAGTCCAGGAGTAGTGGACAAAATTTTCATAGACAAAGGAGTTTATAGCGGAGACCTTATTAATTCTGAAAAGGCTGCCAAAGCACTCGGACTTCAATATTTCGGAAAAGAATCCAACATAGACAACTCTCCTAATTGGCATCCTTCTATTAAAGAGGTAGATTTCTCCATCAAAGGAGGAAAGCAACAACATTTTGTTATAAGAGAGCTTATAGGTGGAAAAAAAGTCATTCTTGACCCTTACGGAGGAGTGCAGAGACCTATAAATTATTACGAGAAAAAAGTCAACGACCTTAACTGGAAATCTCGATACTTTTCTTACCGAAAATTCAAGGTCTAAAAATAGCCTTTCAAATGTGGTTCGAAGAGAACACCTGATTGTGGCTTAGAAACGGGCAAACTCGACCTTGCCCGTTTTTAGCTTGTGAAATCATTTGACAGTCTGATTGTACTATGCTAGACTACTGTAGTAATTAAATAAAGAAAACTATGGAACTAAACGAAAACGTGAACCTGAAGAACGCCTCCGATTTCCTAGAACACGAAATCAAGGAAATCAGTGAGAACTGGACCCGCACAAAGTTGGGTCTAATTGCTCTGGACAAAAACATCGCCGTGACTCCGAAACCGACAGAAGAAGAAAACGAAACGCACGCTAAAATTGCCGAGCAACTGGAGTCCAAGAAAGACAAAAAAAGAGATTATTTCCTGAAGACTCTTTCTGTAGATGCAAAAAACACCTACGACAAAGTAGAAAAAGAACGAAACAAAATCCAATCAGGAATAAACATGAAAGAAAATCTTAAACAATACGAAGAGTTTCTGGAAGTCGCCCAGGAGTTTAAAAAGGAAATTGATTCTAAATTATAATTATGAAAAAAATTGACCCAACCGAATATTACAGTTTACTCCACGCCCAGGAGTTCACTGGAATGAAAAGCCGTCAGATTCTGGCCAAATACATCGAGGAAGGAAAGCTGATTGCTATCACCGTTGGCAGTGGTGCCTCTCGAAGATATGCGGTAAGAGGAGATTTTCTCAAAACATTCATTGAAAAGTTGAAAGATGGTTCTCTAAAAAAAGAAAAGTATTCCGTGAAAGAAGTGAAGATGTTGCTTCAGTTATCCATAGATTACTGCAAGGAACACAACATTACTACTTTAGAAGAAATGGTAAAAAGTATAAATGAACTAAATAAATGAAGAAAACAATAAAAGTTATTGATGAAGAAAGGGGGATTATCCAGTGCACAAGTTTAGATGAAAGATGGTATTCTGTTCCATCAAAAGACCCCAATACTGGACTTCCAACCTACGAATATTATCCTTCTTCTTCTTGGATTGCAGGTTATTATCACAAAGGAAAAGGATTTGAGAACTACTTAAAACAACACGGAGAAGATGCCGATATGATTCTTATTGAGGCGGGACTCAGGGGTTCACATGTGCATCAGGCGGTGGAAATGATTATTGCTGGAGAAGTTATTGAATCAGATACTCCTATTTTTAATGGTCAAACTGGAAAAGAAGAAGAACTGACGACTGATGAATGGGAAGTAATAAAAACTTTTGTTGATTGGAACAATGAAATGAAGCCAACCTATCTTCTTTCGGAGAGAACAGTAATTAGTAAAAAATATAAATATGGAGGAACCCTTGACGCAGTGGTTAAAATCGGAGAGAAAACGTATCTCATCGATTTTAAAACTAGCAAAGCTATTTACCCATCTCACCGAATCCAACTTGCGAGTTATAAAGAGGCACTTATGGAAGAAAAACCAAAAGCGGATGGAATCAATCTTGCAATTCTACAAATTGGGTACAGACTCAACAAAAAAGGTTGGAAATTCACGGAAATAGAAGATAAGTTTGACTTATTCTTGAATACTTATGCAATTTGGAAAGAAGAAAATCCAAATTCAAAACCCAGGCAAATTGACCTGCCAATAAAATTAGGAATTTCCAATCCTCTGGTGATAAAAAAGGTCGAGACACCAGAGCCTAAAATTGACCCAGGAGAACCTCAATTAGTGGCAGACCCAATAGACGACACTAGACCAAAGAAAACTGCTCAGAAGTCCAAATCTGAAGCCAAGCAGCCTAATAAACTAACTAAACCTCATGCCACAAAAGGGATATAGACATTCAGAGGAAACGAAGAGAAAAATAGGCAATGCAAACAAGGGACATTCTCCATGGATTAGAGGAAAAAAACATTCCAAAGAAACCATAGAAAAAATGAAAGGAAGGGAAGTTAGTGATGAAACTAGAAAGAAATTAAGTGAGGCCATGATTGGAAAACCGCAACCGTGGAAATGGGGAGAGAAACATCATGATTGGAAAGGAGAAAATGCTAAGTATCGCACAATTCATACTTGGGTAAATGCTAGAAAAGAACGTCCTGAAGGATGTACAAAATGTGGAGAGGTAAGAAATAGAATGTCTTGGGCTAATATAGACCACAAGTATAGAAGAGTGTTAGATGATTATATGTTTCTTTGTCCTAGATGCCATGGAGAATACGACAAAATTAATAATTTAAGAAAACGTAAATAATTAATCAAGATAGTATTATGCGAAATTTATTCCGTGTATTACTATGACAAAACCATTTTACTACAAGCTAACGAATTCGAATCCCTAGACGCTCCCTTCGCCAAAAAGAAGGAAGATGTCCTAGACGGTGACATCGTGACCATAGTGTCTGATGCCAAAAAACAACCCAGCAGGTTCAATCCGAACGAAATGCAGACCATAATTAAGATTAAGACCCGGAACGGAGACCGCTATGTCGCCCTATCCCAGACCTCTATCAACATCCTCATCTCAGAATTTAAGACCAATGACGCTTCCCAGTGGGTCGGCAAGGAAGCCAAGGTTCTCTTGAAGCCAACAACAATCGGCGGAAAGAAAGTCATCGCTCTTTATCTCACCGGAAAGGACTGGGAACTGGATGAATACGGAAGTCCGGAAAAAAAAGGAGCTGAAGGAGTGCAGGAAGAACCCATTGATTTCCCAGAAGAGAACCCTGTGAATATCGAGGATATTGGATTTTAATCAATTAATTTAACCAAATGAGAATAAACATTTCGTTTGACAACGGAACAGCCATGAGTCTAGATAACGTAAAAACTTTCGGTTTTGATGCTGAAGATAGTGCTCATGAAGAAGTCACAACAGTACGACCACCGGAATTTATCAGAGAGAAGATAAAAGATAATAACCAAACCCATGAAATTTAGCAAGGGGATGACTCCGTGGAATAAAGGAAAATTGGGTGTACAAAAAGTTTCAGAGGAAACTCGCAAAAGAATCAGCAAAAAGATGAAGGGGAGGCCATCACCAATGAAAGGCAAAAAACATTCCAAGGAAACTAAAACGAAAATGAGTTTGTGTAAAAAAGGAGAAAAGGCATATAATTGGACGGTAAAAAATGTAAGTTACAGCACACTTCACAAGTGGGTTAATAGATGGAAATTAAAGCCAGATGGATGTGAAAATTGTGGAAAGGTGAAAAACAGAATGTCTTGGGCAAATATTGACCACAAATATAGAAGATTGCTGGAAGATTATATATTTTTATGTCCAAAATGCCACGGTCAATATGATAAATTAAATAATTTAAGAAAAAATCATGGAGAATGAAATTAAAGACGCAGAAGTGGCAACCAGCCCACTACCCAAGAAGATTGAAGTAAAAGACGAAGACACCCTGACTTTCCCACAGGCAATGGAAGCTGTCATTGACGGGAAAAAAGTCACCCGTAAAGAATGGGAAGATGTGGATTCTTATGGAATAATGAAAGATGGATTCCTCATAATCCATAAGGACGGAAAGGATTTTCAGTGGTTGGTTTCGGAAAGCGATATGACTCCGGCTGATTATATAATTATTAACTAAATATATGAAAAACCTATTATTAAAAAACATTTCAACTGAAATGGGAACTATAATTCTACTTTCAGTAGCCTACATCGCAGTATCAGTCATCGCTTTAGATGCGGTTTATACCGTTAATTACTTAAGTGCAATTCTATGACCGCTATGAAAGTGATTTCCTATGTAATCTGCGCTCTGGGATTATTTGGTGGAGTAACAATGATTATGGGTGAAGATGTTTCAGGAGGAATTATGGCACTTGCAGTTTATGGATTCTTCTTGGCTCTCACGGCTGGTATAAAAATTAAGCCTTAAATAGAGAATCCGGTAGAATGGTCAAGGTGGCGATTCTATACGAGTTCACATATTGGATTCAGACCTAGTCGTTCCCCGGTTTATCATTCACTTGATACGCCGGGGAGAATCCTTTTAAAGTTATCCACAGGTTGACAATAATTGTAATAGGTGTATACTTTTAATGTATCTTGAAAGAATAACCGTTTGACAGCGGTAGTAAATAACGAATAAGGCGTTTTTACACATACGCTTTGCCAAGGTTTTCGTTATTTAACCCTGTCAAGGCGAAGCGTAGGTGTAAGTGCGTCTTTTTTATTTTCTGGTTTACCTTATTCTAGTCCCCATTAATGACTAGATACTGATTGAAAGCAGATGTAAATCCGGGCTACCGAGAAGTTGGACCCGGCTCTCATATGCTTTTAATTAGACAATGAGTTTTTATGAATCTGATAATCACCTGATACGTAACCAGTTGTAGGCGAAAAGGTTAAAACAGATGAAGAAACCGAGAACATTTATAAATATCCCTTGAATAAGGACAAATATAAGTTAAAAACTAGGCTAGGACTAGGCATGATTTATATCACTTGAGAGTTAAACTTATATAAGGCAATATAGGGCAATATATGTACACAAGAGAAGAAAATTTAAAAATATTCAAAAGAATCGGGGTTACAAAGGAAGTTTACGGTATTTTGAGGAACAAAAAAATGGAATCTATAAAGAAAAAAAGCAAAATAAGTATGGCAAAAATAATATGTAATTTAGTATTAGAAAACTATGGCAATGAGACCGTGCCAAAAGTGTGGCCAGAAAAATAAAAATGGTTGGAGCTATGGATTTAGAGACGATACTAGGAAAGTAACTGCAGTTTGCAAGAGTTGTGGGTTTAAGGTGGAGTTTAATGCAAAACCAAGAAAACCTTATGACCCAAATAGAATTGGAGCCAAAGCAGAGTATGAAATGAGAGATGGAAAAATGTTTCTAAAGATTGATGGAGAGTTTAAAGAAGTTGATTTATATGATTTTGGGAAGTTTTGGAGAGTATGTCCAGTTGACCACCCTTACAATAATAAAAAAATAGGAAAAAGAGTTTTATGGAAAAAATAAACCTAGAAAAGTATCAAATAAAAAAACCCGAAAAGAAATTTAACTTTAAATGGCAAGTAACGGCAGATGAGATTTCAACTTATTTTGGGAAACCTCTTTATTGGTTATTTTACAGATACCCGGAATATAAAATAGAACTGGCTTATAAGGCTTGCAAGGAGAAAGGAATCGATAGTGTTCAGTATCTTTTGGGGATATTAAAAAAGTGATTTGACAGAAAGAAGATAGTATGCTAGACTACTGATATAATAATTAATCTAATAAATAATTATGCAAGACAAAAAATTAAGAGAATACCTAGGATTAGAAGATGATTTTGAAGGAGGGCTTGAGAACTCCTATTGTTTAAATGGAAAGTTAAGAGAATTAGAAGATGAAGTAATGGGCTCACGCACGGAATTTTATAAGTTGATAGATAAGTTAGCCGAAAAAATTGGGTATGAACGAGTATATAAAAGTGCTATTCCTGCGGAAATGACATTCGAAAAGAAAAAAAAGTAATTAATTAACCAAACAAAATGAAAAACGAAACCCAGATTTCTTGGGTGAAAAAACAAATCGAGGAGCAAGGATTTATTTCCCGGAACCAATGCCTTAGAAATTACATCAGCAGATTAGGAGCCATCATCGCTGACCTTAAAGCAGAAGGCTATCAATTTGAGGCTGGTTATGAAAAAACAGAACACGGCAAAGACTACGTCTACACTTTCGTAGGTATGCAAGAAAAAGAACAAAACGCACTTTTTAAAATGTTAACCTTCAAATAGATGGAAAAAAAATTTGAATTTAGACAATCTCCTACCTGGGAAGAAGTATTCCGCACTAGATTTCAAGAAGAATATCCACATTTAACTGATGAGCAATCAGAAGAAATTAAGCAATTTATCCGTTCAGAAAAAAAGAAAAGCTATGAAGATGGAGAAAATGATTATGTGGATGATATAAGTTATACTTAAATCTAATATCAAATAAAATGAAAAAAGAAATAATAGGATTTTTTGATGGAGAGTGTATGCTGGGAGAAGATGGAAAACGATATCCAGTGTTCGGAAACTACGCCTCCAAAACTATGCTCGTGCAAGGAGATAAATTAAGACTGACTATGGATGATGGTGAGTTTATCTACAAGCAATTAGAGAAAGCCGACAGACAGAGAGTTATCATGCAGGTAATTAACGGCCATGGATATGGGACTGGGAAAATAAAATTAATAAATGAAAAAGGAAAGATTTATGGAGTATTGCCAGCCACGATAAACTTTTTCAAACTAGAAGTTGGTGATGAGGTAGTGGCTGTTATTCCCAGGGGAAGTGACACTTATTTCGCCGCCATAGAAGCGGTAACAAACAAATGAAAAAAAAAACAGCTACCTATTATCGAAAAAAGTGTGTCGACCTGGCAAAACGTATTGTGAGACATAAATCCGGGTATCGTTGTGTCTACACCTCACCAGACGGCCAAAAATGCTCTCAGGGGGAAGCAAATGGAAAACAGACACATGGGAGTCATATTTACTGCGAAAACGCTCACAAGTCAATTTCAAGCGATTTAGACAACATTCTATGTTTGTGTTCTGGCCACCATGTCGGAATGGGAAATGTGACCCCCAACTGGCACAAAGACCCCAAAGAAATGATGGAATGGTTTGAAAAGACCTATTCAGAAAGAGGAAAAAAACTAAAAGACAAAAAAAATAAAAACATTCACATGGGATTATTTGAATGGAAAAAAAGATATGAATTTTTAAAAGAAGAATGGAATAAGTTAATTAATTAACCATACCTAACCAAATAAGAATTAATAAATAAAACTATATGGATGAAAAAGAAAAATACGAGTTTAATCTGCATTGTGCCTGTATTAACCTTTCAAATATAGAAAAAAAGCAAGGCGGGTTGGTAAATGGTAATTTTAGTTTTCACGCAAAAAAAAGTAATGTAAAAGTAAAAGACTTGAGAATAGCTTATGAAAAATACAAATCTAACTCTTAAATAAATAAACTAATATGAATAAAGAAATAATAGTAGATTTTTTTGCCTTAGGATTTGTTACTGCAAGATTTAATGTTGAGTGGCATGTTCCAATTGATAAAGTATTATTTGACCATTTTAGGGAAATTATCGCCAAAAAAAACAGTGCTATCAAAAATTTAGATGAAGTTAAAATATTATCTTATAAACTAATTTAATTTTATGTCAAACAATATGAAGAAGTACACACTAACTAAAACAACAAAAGAATGGTGCGGTCAGACACTGTTCCAAATTAAAGCCGAAATGGATTTCGGTAATGTCAGTAAAGGGGAATTGGGAGGATACATTGAGAAAGAAGACAATCTAAGTCAGGACGGCAATGCGTGGGTTTCCGGCAATGCGTGGGTTTCCGGCGATGCGAGGGTTTACGGCGA